GTCGGTGATATTTCGAGGGGTGCTGTGCCCGCAAAGATGCTCATGATCGGGGTGGACGTGAACGGCGCCCCGATCGTCGTCCACGGGCCGTTGAGGGACTGCGCCCAGTACATGGTGACGGTGTATCCGCCGACGCCGTTGTTCACGTCCAGGGTGGCGCGCAGCGCGGCTTTGCGGGGCAGCGCGGGCAGAGCGCGGGTGATGCCGAAATTATCCGCTCCGGTGGTGGACCAGTTGAACCACAGGGCGCCGTTTTCGATGCGCAGCATGTACGACCGCTGATTCGTGGCCGAGATCCATTTCGCGATCAGGCCCTGCGCCGCGGAGGCGTACCAATCGGCGGTGGCCTCCACCCGAATGTCAATGTCGCCGGTGATGTCGAGAGCACCCGTGTCCGGTGTGCGCGCATACGACGTTGTCGAGCCGTCCAGGCTCAGGTACGACTCGGGCCCAGGCACGGACACCCGAAGCGGAGTGTTACGCCCAATGAGCCCGTAATACGGGCCGAGCGGATTACGCGGGCTGTACGTGCCCAACTGGTTGTTGAGCGTGAGGGCGCATTTGGAAGGTTCCGAGGTGCTGGATTCGTCAGCCGACCCCCGCTCGATTGTGATCGGGGCCCGGGTGAGCGTGTCGGCGGTGATATCGACCCATGTCGAGCCGACTTGTATTTCTGTCCGTACGTCAAGCGGAGTGGTTGGGAACGTCACGGGTCCCCCCTTTCATGCGCCGAATGCGGTCTGTACGTTGCCGCGGCCGTCCACGCGGACCATGCGGCGGATGAGCCGTTTCATGTCGCTGTCCGCACCGGTGACGTCCAGGACGATGCGGCCGCCGCCCACCGCGCCGCCCGACGCTCGGCCGGCCTGCGCTGCTACAGCGGCGGCTGTGGCCGCGCCCGGGGTGGGCACGGATACGAGATTGCGCATGGTGCGATCTACCGCGCCGGCCCCGGACTCGATGCCCTTGACGACACCCGCGGGAATCCATCGGCCGACCTGATCGGCCATGACACGCGACGGCGAGTGAATGCCGAGCGCGTCCGCGATCGGGCCGGGAATCATGGACTTGGCGAAGGACATCAGTTGCGATTTGAGCCAAGAACCCATCGACCGCACACCGTCGACCAGGCCGCGGATCAAGTCCTTGCCCTTGTCTGCGAGTAGCGATTTGAAATTGGAGAGGGCGCCGCGGATGCGGTCGGGCAGCCCGCGCACGGACGATATGACGCGCGTTATGCCCTCTGCCGCCCACTGGCCGAACCGCGTAAACAGCCCGCGGAAGAACTCGCCGACGCGCCCCGCAAGTGCCTTCGCCTGCGTCCACGCACCAGAGAAATCGCCGGACAGTAGCGATGTGACAATTTGGAGAGCGGGCACGACTAGGCCGGTAAGCACCGCGGAAAGGCCGGTTGCGAACAATGCCGCAAGTTGACCGATGATGCCGATGATCGGCGTGATCACAGGCATGAGCGCGACCAGCACCTCGCCGATCAGTTGCCCGAGGGCGAGCAGCAACGGCGCAAGTGCGACCATCACTTGCCCGAACGCCACGCCGATCTGTGCCAGGGACGGCGCGAGCGCAACGATGAGTTGCGCGAGGACCGGAAGCACGGTTTGCGCGAGCATCGAAAGGATGCCCGCCACCGGTGTAACGAGCGCGGGCAGCGCGGCCAGAATCGGCGCAAGCGCGGTCGCGAGAGCCTGGCCAAGGAGCTGCACCACCGGCGCCGCCTGCGCGACGACGTCACCCACGGCGGTGAGCAGCGGCGTAAGAGCGGGCAGCAGGGACGCCACCAGGTCGCCCACAAGGGGAAGCAACGGAGCGACCGCGTCGACCAGGACGCCGACCACATCGGCGGCCGCAGCCAGCACGGGGCCCAGCTGATCCGCAACCGGCAACAGAGCATCGCCAATTGCGGTTGCGAGCCGGGCGAGCGGCGGGCCCAGTGCGGCAAGGGCGGGGCCGAGCGCGTCGGCGAGGGATGCCACCACGGGGGCGATGGCGTCTGCGAGCGCAGCGAGCACCGGGCCCCCGGCATCCGCCAGAGTGCCAATCAGCTCGCCGAGCGCGGGCAGGATCGTACCGACCGCGCCGAGCAGCCCGCCGAGCCCCTCGGCCGCACCACCGGCACCGGATGCGATGCCCTCGAACAGACCGCCGATGCCGTCACCGACCGCGCCGAGCCCGCTGGAGAGTGCGTCGATGACCGGGCCCGCGGCCTCGACCGCGGCAACCAGTCCGGGCATGGCGCCCGTGGCAAGCGCGCCAATCCCGGACACCAACGGCTCAACCAGCGGGGCAACCCCCGCGAAGAGTTGCCCAATCTGCGGGGCGAGCTGGTCAAAGATCCCACGCAACTGCCCGGCAGCCTGCACGAACGGCTGCACCAGCGGCTGCGCAAGCTGCTGCATTTCGCTCTTCACATGCTTGCCGAGATCAGAAAACGCGCCCTTGACCTGCTCGTTTTCGGCAAGGACTTTCGCGCCGAGCCCGATCACGGCCAGCGGAACAGCAGCGAGCGCACCCGCGGCTACGACGGACGATGCGGACAGAGCCAGCATCGACGTCTTCACGACACCGAGCAGCGGCCCGATACCGCCCAGCGATACGCGTGCCCGCTCCGCCCCGCCCCCGATACCGTCACCGAGCGCGCCACCCATACGCGCGGACTCGGCGACGAACCGGCCGCTAAGATCCCGCAACCGCCCATCAGCGTCCCGCTGGAGCTGGACGAGCCCCGCCTCTGTGCGGGCAAGGCCCTGCTGTGCGCCTGAGTCGTCGAGGTCGATGTATCCGACCAGGTCACCAATGGTGAGCGCCACGGCATCTCACCTCCGTTTCTCCGTGGGGGGTGGGTTGAGATGCCGGGCGAGGCGGGAGTCTGCCGACAGCAGGCCGAGAATGCGCACGCGTAGCCATCGCCACGACCGTGCCGCGAGCAGGCCGGGCGCACCGACGTCGACGCCGTACACCTCGTGTAGGTCAGCCTCGACGAGAGGCCACTCGTCGAGGATCTGCACCCACGTCACGCGCGACGCGCGCCCCCGCCCCTTCCGTTGCGGCGGTGATCCGTCCGGGGTTTCGTACCACTCGTAGAGCCCCGAGACCGGGTCGAGTTCGCCGCGGCCGATGAGCTGCGGCTCGCCTCCCTGTTCGGGGCCAGTAGAGAAGGGTCACCACCGGACGCCCACACACGTTCCGCGGCCTCGACGTCTTGGACGATCCACACGATGACCGTGCGTGCGGCGTGCTTCAGCGCCGGCCACGACACGTTGTCGGCGAGCATGTCGTCATAGGCGGGGCCGAGTAGGTCGCGGTACAGGTCCATTTCGGCGGCGTCGCCGAGGGCCTGCTCGTCGACTTCGCCCCCGCCTGCCGCGGTCGCGGCAACCTGAACGATTGCTTGCACGCGCAGACCGGTTTGCGCGGACGGTGCGGGGATGGTGTATGTGCGGCCATCGATCGGCAGCCGTAGCGACTCGTCGAGCAGGTCGCCCAATGCTTCAAATGCCATGGGTCAACCTTCCTTACGTGGCCGGGTTGGTGATCTCGGTCGGCGCACCGTGGCCGGTGAGCGTGACCTTGATGGACTCCAGCTCTTCGGAGTCGCCGCCCTCGGGCTCCCACGTCACAAGGGCGATGCCCTCCCAGTTGTCGCCGGCGCGGCCGTCACGGTCGTACCAACGCACGTGCACATACGACGGGGCGCCGAACGAGCGGGATGCGCTGCGGAGCTTCTCCTGGGCGGCGTTGAAAGCTTTGGTGATGGGGTGCGCCCGGCGCAGGAACGATGCCTCGACCGACCATGCGAGCTTGGTGCGGGTGACCTGTCCCCACCCGTCCGACCCGTAGTCGGTGGAGTCCTGGTCGGTCGGCTCGATCTTCGGGGCGAACTCACTCATGCCGGGGACGACGGCCCACGACGGGGTACCGGTCGCAGACAGGTCGATTTCCAGCCGGTAGCGGCGGGCGAGCAGGGTTGCGGACTCGGCGGCAACATCAGCCATGGTCTCGGCTCCTCTCAGTCAAGGGTGGGATGCGCCCTGTTGGCGCGGATCGTGTAGTTGCTGGTCCGTTCGAACCGGCCGGTGGCGTCGGCGCCGAGCGAGGCGGCCGAGGCGCGATAGATGAGCGCGACGGGGTGCCCGTTCAGGTCGAGCGGCCCAGCGGCGTGCAGCACCGCGAACACCGCGTCGTCGAGGGCGGCGACCTCGCGCGGATCCTGGCCGGCACGAGTGCGGACCTGCACGAAAACGGTGGTGTCGGTGACTGCGGCCGACTCGGTAGCCGCGTAGGCAGTCAGGCAGATGACGCGGTCGGGTGCGTCCGGCATCACCGTGTCGGTAATGGCGGTCTCTCCCGGGGCGTAGATGCCATCGGGCCGGTACGTACCAGCGCCGTTCGCGGCGAGCAGCGCGGCGATGCCGTCGACCACGTCGACTAGGAAACTCATCGGCGCAGCCACCTTCGCAGCGGCACGGCCATGAGTTGCAGCATGACCGGCCGCTCCGTGCGCATCGGCTGTTCCAAGTATTTGGCTTGGCGGCCGGGGGCGTGCCGGTAGGTCAACTCTTCGTGCTGAACGACGGCGTACACCGTGTCGTATGTGACGGCGCCCTCCAGCCCATCAATGGTCACGCGGCCGGACCGTTCGAGGGTTCCCTCCTCCAGCGGTACGAGTCGGCGTGACTCGGCGAGGACGTGTTCGAGGGCCTGGCGCAGTCCGTCGGATGCGAGACGCCGCCCGCGGGAAGTCCACAGGCGGCGCCCCTCGTAGGTAAGGCGGGCACGTTGCGTCACTCGCACATCACCTCCGTACAGGCAGGCACCGGTAGGCCCGGCGCGGTGTGCTGCGCGTTACTGATGACGGTGGTGGTGCGCCCGTCTGGCAGGGTGACGCGTGAACCAGTCGGGCAGTCCAGGCCCGGGGCGGCGATGATCTGCGCGGTGGAGACCACCTCGGCCCCCGTCGCGTCGCGCACGCGTTTGATGGCACTGGCCACCATGGCGGGCACGTCCGCGACGGGGGGCCCGTAGCGGGGCCCGTACGCCGATACGCCGAGGTACGGCTCGACGGTGATCCGGTGGCACAGCAACCATGCGGGGACGGCGGTCAACAAATCACCCCCGGCAGCAGTCCGGCGCGCCGTAGGGCGCGGTCGGCGCGCGGGGCGATGTCGACGCCACCCACGCCCCGCGGGCTGTCCTTGCGGCCGGACAGGGACACCGGGCCGATGCTGACGGAGTCCCACCTGCCGGCGGCGCCGGTCCCGTCGTCGCTGGTCGCCTGCTGGTACTCGACCTGCGCGCACGTCGCCTCACTGAGTGCGGCGATGATGGCGGGGTCGGTGGGCATGCCCGCGCTGTCCGTGCTGTAGACGGCGGTCCGTAGCGCGTCGTCGACGTCCTGCGAGGCGCGGTCGAGCAGCCGTTCGGCACCGGCCGGCGCGGGCTGGCCGGTGTAGGCGGCGAGCTCCGTGGCAGTCGCGTACACCATGCCCGCCCCCCTTACGTGGTCTCTTCGATGAGTCCGGCGGTGACCGAGGCGGCCGCTGACCAATCGCAGTAGACGTATCCGTCGGTCTGGAGTGCCTCCGGGCCCTCCGGGATGTACGCGGTACCGGACGCGGCGACGGACACCACACGGTCGGGCACAGTCAGGCCGTTGACGCGGCTGTTACTGCGGATGGTGACCGTGACGGCGCTTGCCGCACCGTTGCGGACGATCAGCTTCCGGCGGCCGGTGTAGCGCCACTGGTTGCCGTTGGTGCCGTCCGCGGTGTTCATCGTGATCGCGGCGAGCGGCGTACCTGCGGACACCGACTGTGCAACAAACTCAGTTCGAGGCATCGGCGGTCACCTCCTGGTCCTCGTTCTTCTTGCGGGTACGGGAACGCCCCGCGGGCGTGGCCTGCGGGGCGTTGGGCTCGGGCTCGGGCTCGGGCGGCGCGGTGGCGTCGAGGCACTCGACGCCGTATCCGGCGCCCTGGCAATAGCCGATCACTGCCGGGTCGTCGGTCTCG